AGCCTTGGCCTCTTTCAGCGGGTCCAGGGACTCCTGCACCGGGCCGATCCAGGAGGCGCCGCTCCAGGCGTTCCGCACCAGTGGGTCATCAAAAAAGCCCGGGGCCTTGACGCGGCCTCGGGCAATGGCTTCACTGAGCCAGAGCTCATATACAGGCTGACAAAAGTCATCCACAAACCAGGCCCGGCGCATTTTGAATGCGGCCCAGGCTTCCAGTAGAGCGCCCCGGGAGGCGGAATAGCTGGAATTGAACTCTTTGATGAGGACATCATAGGGCAACTCTTTGCCCGCGCCGATGATCCGGCACATGGTCTTGACGAAGGTGTCAAAGCCGGCTGTCGGAATGTTCGGATTCCCGAAATCGACCTTCTCACCGTCTTTCAGGTGCAGGACAGTGCCAGGGCCCATTTCATACTCGTTTTCATCGCCAGAAACGCCCTCGCCGGGGTTCTCACCCGGTACACCGGCAATGCTGCCTTGGCCAACTTCGTTGATGGGGATCTCCGCCTGGTCCGTCTCTGTGACGATCCAGGCCGTAAAAAACGACTGGACCAGGGCTGCCTGGAGTTCCGACTCTGTGTATCTGCGCAGCTGCAGCAGAGGCTCTATGACCTGGGCCAGATAGGGAACACCCCGGTATTGATCCGGTCGCTCGGCGTCCATAACGTGGAGGATATTCGGCAGCCCGGTTTTCTCTCCGAAGGCTTTGACCCGGGTCCATTTCAAATCGCTCCTGGGCCGGCCGTTGGGATAGCCGTTGCAGATATAGTAGGCGACCACCCGGCCGGCCTTATCCACCTCTACGCCGTCGTATACGCGGTTTCCGGCTCCCGGCTTCCCTTTGGGGACAATGCCTTCCGTGGCCGTGTAGGAAAAGGTTGCACCAGCCCCCGCCATCTCTCGCGGGGTGGATACCCGGTCTGCTTCCACCAGATGCAGCCGCAGCGTGTACGGGTTTTCCGGCGTCGGTTCGCTCCGCTTGACCAGGGCAAAGGCATCCCCGCTGAGCAGCCAGGACTTAAAGGCCAACTGCTGGAGGGCGGCGAAATTGTTCATGCCAAGAGCGTCGCAGTTCTGCTTCTTATCCGCCCAAACAGCAAATTCCGCCTCCGTCCGCGTCTTCCATTCCAGGGCCCGGTCCGGGGCCATCCCCAGCAGGGCGCTGTCGATGGAGCTTTGCAGTGTCAACCCTGTACCCACAACCTTGGTCCGGTTGGTGTCGATGGCGGAGGTAGCCACCGGGGAGGACATGTACAGCAGGCGGGCCCGCTGACGCAGGGTACCGTTGTTGCGGTCAATATCATCCTGGGCAGCGATGCTCTTTGATGTGAAGCCTTTCATGGCCCGGCGGGTCTTACTCGCGCCCGCGTCGCTGTATCCAGACATGCTCTATCACCTCGCAAATTTGGTGTTGCCAAATATAAGTCTGGCGCCCTGCGTCGAAAGGAGTAAACCCCGCAGAGCGCCAGTGATACAGTCCGGGCGGCAGTGGCCCGGACATATATCCGTTACCAATCCCTCGGCAGTACGCCAAAGGCTTTCCGTGGCCTTGCCCCATTCAGCAAGGCGTCCAGAGCGTCGATCTCAGCCTCCAGGTCCTCGATCTCCTTTTTCAGCTCCGGGAGGTCGAACCTGGTAAGCTGCCGGTCGTCGATCATGTACGATTTCACGCCGCCTTGGATCAGGGCCAGGTACGCGGTCCGAAGCTGCTCCAGGGCGGCTTGCCGGAACGCTCTCCGGGCCTGCAATTCGGTTCTGTCTGCCATAATGCCTTACCTACCAATCGTCATAGTATCGGTTTATGCCGGCCTGCCGGTTCCGCTTGACCGATCTCGGCGCAGCGGCGGCCGCTGGTGGTGATGCCGCGCCTGCCCGGGCGGATGCAGAGGCCTTCCCCCGCGCAGCTTTCAGCCGCCGGTCGATCTGGTCCAGATTTGCCGGGAGCGCCTTAAACGCGGCCACGGCATAGTTCCGACAGTCCAACGCTTCATTTCTCTCGTGGCCGGGAATCTTCTCCCACTGCCAGGGGTTACGCTTCGCTTTCTCGTTGTAAACAAGCCGCTCGGACAGCAGCCCGGAAAAGAAGGTGCTGCCATAGTCATCCCGCTTCGGGAAGTGGCAGTATTTTGACCCCGGAGTCTGCACCCGCAGATTGTCCATGATGATTTGCTTCCCGGCATCGACCCCGATTTGATATTGCCAGCAGGTCCCGATCGCCGTCTGATTGACCACGATCTTGACCTGCTTCGGCGGTGCTGTGTATGGCTTGTCCTGGCCCGGCATGCCCTTAATGGCAAACACCCGCTTGCCCATGCGCTTCCGGCACTGGATGCGGACCTCCTGGGTGAAGTGCCCGCCCTCATCGACAAATGTCATGCTGATCGGCAGGCCAAGCCCATCCTCGAACCGGTAGATTTTATCGATCACACCATCCAGAGCCGCCCATACCGCCTCATCGTCCGGGCGGCCCATGATGATTCCTTTCTGGATGCCCCAGGTTTCTCCAAAATGACCGTGGCCGACCACCTCATACTCCAGGCGATTGTCCTGGGTGTCCACGCCGCAGGTCAGCACCAGCGTCCCCTCCGGCAGCTCCACGGGCGTCCCGTCTTCTCGCTGGCCGTAGTCCTCCCGCCGAGCCATCAAACTGTCCTCGTCCTGGAGATCGCCCCGGTCCTCCCAGAGCAGCCCGAAGCAGGTGTTGTAGACCACCTGCATCTTCCGGGTGTTCCCGAGGGCTTTCAGGTATTTGAGGACGATGCTTTCCCAGCTCGCCCACTGGCTCACAAAGGCATTGAGCCAGAAGGACCGGGTCCCGCTTTCGTAGGCGTCCGGGTTCTCTGCTTCCCAGCGGCCCGGCTGCCGCTTCATGGTCAGCTCGTCGGAGATGGCGGCACATTCCGGGCAGATGTAGAAGACGTCCAGCACCTTATAGGTCTTCCGCCCGGAGATTATCTTTTCCTCATGCTCATACCGGATATCTGACCACTGGATTTCATGGTATTCCCCGCAGTGGGGACAGCGGGTTTTCCACCGTTCCATCGTGCCGGAGGCATACGCCGCCTCGATATTGCTGGCGCTCTTGATGGTGGGCGTGGATACTTCCACCGCCAGGGCGTTATAGAAAGTGGTCTGCCGGGCCATGGCCAGCTCCCACGGGTCGCCCTCTTTGCCGGCGCTCACCGCCCAGCGGTCCCGTTCATCCCCCAGGATGTAGCGGATCGGCTTTGATGCCAGAGCATGGGCCTCGGTGGACCCGCACATGGTCAGGATGCCGCCCGGATAGGTCTTTTGCAAAATGGTGTTTCCGGAATCCCGGCTTTTCGGGGCACCTACCTTTTTCAGCAGCGTCGGGCAGTCCCGCAGCATGGGCGCAATGCGCAGGATGGAATAGTCTTTGGCGTCAATCGTTGTCGGGTGGACAAAGAGGATAGATCCCGGGTCCTGGTCGATAATGTATCCGATCAGGTTGTTCAGCAGTTCGCTCTTGCCCACCTGGGAGGCTGCCACCATCACCAGATGCGACAGGCGAGGGTCGGTCAGAGCGTCCATGACCTCTTTGAGATATGGCGTCCGCTCTGTCCGCCATGGCCCGGGCTCGGCGGAACTTTCGCTGGACAGTCGGCGATTCTTTTCGGCCCATTGCGTGACAGTCAGGTTTTCGGGCGGTTTCAGCCCGGCCAGGACTTTTTTCAAGAGCCGGTTCAGCCGCCGCACATTATCTTCACTCGTCATACCCATCACCATCCGAGCTCCAATCCATCCGGTCCCGGACCCGATCTGCGTACTTCTGAGGGTCGTACTGGTATGCGGCCAGCTCCGCCAGGACTTTGTAGACCTCATCCCGGACTACGTTTGACACTTCGGCAGGGGTAGAGGCGGCAGCTCCGTCAATGGCTACCCGCCCAGGCAGGGCAAGCAGCGCTCCTCGGATGGCGTATATCAAGTCCTCGGTCATGGCCTCTACATCTTCGGCCCGGTGCATCTTGCCTTTCAGCTCCTCCGCTTCCAGTTTTGCCACCAGAGCCTTTGACGCTTTCATCTGGACCTCCGCGCTTTTCTTCGCCTTGTCCAGCTTGATATCATCCGGGTCAGCCGCAGGTTTGGTCTTGTAGGTCCGATATAGCCCGTCATTTTCTTGGGCGTTGTAAAGCCCTCGACCGGACTTTTTCAAAACGCCGTCCTCGGTCAGTTGGCGCACATTCCGGGCAGTTATGCCAAAAAGACAAGCCAATGACGTGGCATTGACCTCTGTTTCAGGCGTAATTTCCACTGTCGCCATGTTTTTTCTCCTTCCCTGTCCCGTTTTTGGCATAAAAATAGGGCAAATCCGCTCAAAAAAGGAACGGAAATGCCCTATTTTTTCAGCCGCTAACTACGAATGATTCGGGGTCGTCTGCCCCTCGAAGCTATGGGGCGGGGGTCTCACAGTACCTTTTTCCAGATGATGGGCCTAGGCGCTCGGAACGAAGACCGCTTCGCCCTCCTTGATGAACATGATTTTGCCGCATTGCTCGCAGACAACTTTGAAATAGCGCGATGGCTTTTCCGCCACCAGTTTTGTCTCAGCTTTTGCTTTGTCGAGCTGCGCTTGCGTGACGATCTCAGCGTTTGGAGCGTCTTCGCCTGCGGTGGTGGCAAGGTACGCCTCATATCTCTTTCTGCGGTCTTCCTCCGATTCCCCTGCAGGTGCGGGTTCTTCGGAGAAGTCATCGAGATCAAAGGCATCGAACGACACCGGCAGGCCGAGGGCTTCCAGGTCGATGTCGAAATCCAGGTTGAGCATATCGACTTCGTGGAGGAAGTCTTCGTCAATCCATTCCGAAAACTCGGAAATCTTGTTATCGGTCAGGCGGTCGAGGCGTATGGTTTCCTCATCCGCGTCTGTTACCACACAGGGGATTTGCGGCATACCCAGGCGAATCGCCGCCGCATACCGCGCATGCCCCTTTACGATGACGCCGTTGTGGTCGATGACGATAGGGACATTGAATCCCACTTTTGGGATCACTTCGACCAGCAGATCAACAGTCTTGTCATTCTTCCGGGGGTTCCGAGCGTAAGGCTTTACCTCGCGGATCGCCTTCATGACGATCTTATCAGCAACTTCCATCACGCTCAGCCTCCTTCCGATACTGTGCCATCTGCCGTGCCTGGTTCTCCGAGATGCAGGCCTTGGAGAACGTGTTGCTCTCGTAGAGCTTGGCATACCCGGTGATGTGTTTCAGGCGGACCAGTTCTTCCGGCTCCAGGCCCAACTCGTTGCACACGTCCAGGTCTGAGGCTCCGTTGAGCAGCATTTCCATGACGATATTCGACATGCCGTTGATGGAGTGCTTGCCCCTGGCCCTGTTATGGCGCACCGTCGAGGCCATCAGGTCATTCATGCTCTTGTTGTGGAGGACCACACAGGGGAGCTTGCCCTCGCAGGATGCATAAATGTCCTTGTAGCGCCGCATGATGCTGTATCTGTGGAAACCGTCTACGATGACATAGCGGTCTTTGCTCTGGTCATAGATGGTGACAACCGGCTGCGTGTACCCGTCCGCCTTGACGGAGCGATACAGCAGCTTCATTTCCTGGGTTGCCACGCTGTTGGGGTTGTAGTTGTTGGCGTGGACCTTTTCGATGGGGATCCATTCCACGTTGAAAACGGGCTGATCTTTAATCATGCTTTTCGCCCTGGTACTGCTCAAACTGCCGCCTGTCCCGTTCCCGGTATATATCGGTCTTTGCCCGGATGCGGAATCGAGACCGGGCGTTGGCATTGTTGGTCCCGTCTATATCGTTCAGGACGATCTCTTTGACATGGACCTTGTACCACTCGTCGCCGGTCTGGTTCTTCCACCGATTCCGAAACAGCTCGTGATACTCCGGCTTGACGATGTTCACCAGCAGATAGCGATCCGTTCAAAGTTGTTTTCAGGGCTTCCATAATCCTGCTCTCGCTGTCCACAGACACATCTTTTGGCGGCGTCAAGAATCTCAGGTCTGTTCATTTCTCTGCTCCTTTTCCTCTCTGGTATGGCAATGTCAAATTCCATAGCAGTCTCCAGCCAAACGACCTCATTTCCTGCCAACTCTTGAATCGCTGCCCGTTCCGTATCGCCCTGCCCTGCGCATCCTTTCAAGGACAACGACTCTGCAATCCAAAACCTATAAACATTGCCGTTCGAATTTTCCGTTGTCATTTCAAACACCTTATACGGATACAAGGGCTCATTCACTTTCTGTAACCTCCTGAATGCCAAAAACCACGTAGCCCGGTTCAATATGCCAACCCGACAAGACGTATGTGATTTCATACACCTTGTGGTCGAGAGGCTCATCGACGTTCCGCCTGTTCGTGACGTAAAACTTCACGTAGTCGCCCTTCTGATAACCACGGTCGTTCTCCCGGACCTCAAAGGTTTTTTCCCTATTAAGAATCGCATCCTGAAACTCACGCAGCAATTTAATCTCGTGCAGCTGTCTCATCTGCTGTTCCCTCCTCAGCAGCATCCAGATCCCGGATAAACATTTTGTGGCTCAACAGCACAGCGTCATCGCAGCCCAAGACTGTTTTATATTTTCCACACAGCATGTCAAGCGTCTCGCGTCTGTTGTAAGCCTTCTCAAGCAGGTTAACTTGGTTATCAGGACGCCGCTCAATATCGGTGATCTGTAAAACCGTTACATAGGTTATTTCTTTCATAAACCCTCCTACATTCCTGGCCCACGATAAATCACAACCATAGATGGAAATGGGGCGCTGTTTTTCGCGTTTCCGAATTTCAACCTTCCGGGTATGAAACGGATCTCCGCCCGGTGCAGAATATAATCGTGGAAATACCGCGTGTCGGTTCTCGCCGGAATCAGCAGCACAACCAGCGTGTTTTCCCGATGCCCTTCTTCGTAGGCTTTTTTCACCCACTGTCCGATCGAACGACCGTAGGGAGGATTGCAGAATACCCGACTCCCCCCCCACGGCTGTTTCAGTCCATCATCTTCCTTTGTGTAAAACCTGGTGCATTTATGATTGCTTTCATCGGCACACGGATCGAGATCGAAGTGGAACTCCCGGTCTAACTCGGCGAACACTTCCGTCGGTGTAGCCCACTGGTCTGTTTCGCTGCTGAATAACGCCGGGTTAATCATCAGAATACCAGACTGACCAGGACCAAGGTAAACAGGGCCACCGATACCGACGAGCTCAAAACACGTTCCCGAAAAGACGAGATTCCGTAGCTCGCAATCAGGGTAAAACACCCGGCCAGCAACATAACGATTCTAAGGGCAGTAAACATTCTTTTAACCTCCTATCAGTCGATGTCATCGAAACAAACCGGGATAGTCCCGATACTCTTTCCATGAGGTGAAAGCAAAGGGAAGGGTCCGTGGGATGATGTCGCCGCTGTCAAAGGTGTGGGCGAAGGTGCCAACTCCGTTTACGCGCCGGATGAATCTGTCATAGGTCTCCGGCTCGAACTCCTGGAGCATTTCGATGGAATGCCAGGCGGTTTCATGGATCAGGGCGCTCACTCGCATAGCCTCTTTGGCTAAACCCCACTGGTATTGCAGGTCATAGACCTTGTTGTAATCCCAGTGGTTTCGGGCCAGGGCGGTCCAGATGTCATCATTGGTGAAATCGTAGATGGGCCAAAACACCTGACACTTGCCAGTTTTCTTTTTGCACCAGGTGATCCCCTTGTACTTCGCTTCATGCTGGGTGATGGCGACCCGCCGGTTCAGGCTCTCCCGCATCCGCATTCCCACCATCACGGCGCAGTTGTCGGAGTCCGTGCAGTAGTCCGGCAACTGGTTCACGAGATCGTGGAAGCGATTGGCCGTGCAGGGGTTTTCCTTGATGGAGATGTCGCTTTGGGGGTGAATCCATAGTGTCTTGGCCTCCGGGTCCCAAACCCGCACGAAGTTCTTCTCCGGAGAGAGCGTGTTCGTGAAATCAAACGGGACCTGAAACCAATACGGGGCCACATCCGGACGATCCATGATGACCTGCATATAATCCACGGTGGCCTGCCATTCGGCCTCCTGGTCCAGCCAGAACACCTTTACCGGCAGGCGGTCCATCTCCTGCGCCACGGTCAGGCAGAGGTGAAACAGGACTGTGCTGTCCTTTCCTCACGACATGCTCACAATCACATCGTCGTGGTTTTGATATAGAAATCGGATGCGGTCCAGGGCTTCGTCAAATACGTTGTTCTCGGAGTAGATCATCTCTGCCTCCACTTCCGGGACAGCGCCTTTCCGCGTTTGAGCATTTGGGCTTCCTCCTTTTCATTGTTCCCTGCTGCCCATGCCGTTGGCGAACCGGCATCAGCCCAGGTCAGACCCCGCGCAAAGGAGAAACGCGAAGCCGGGGGCCTCCTTTCCCGAAAGAATAGCGGCCGCCCCCAGGTCGGAGACAGCCGCCAGGCAATGATCGAATTTCACAGCATAGAGAATAGCGCACGATATACGGAACGCGCCACTACACGGCGCTACACGCCGTTCACCACCGTTACATCGTGTTCACTCGGGCTACACGGCGTTCACCTGCGTTCCGTCGCGGCATGCGGCGGTATACACCAG